CAGAACCTGAACGTTCTCTCTTTGCTGCTTCAAGGTCGCCCAACGGCAGTTTTCAGGACAGTACCCCTTGTCAACATCTATTCTGTCAATCGACAATTTGTCTGAGTATCCCGAAGAGAGTGCCCACTCATGAAACTTGATGGGGTCTTTCCATTCATCGCATACGCCTATGCCTCGCCCAGCATAGTTCTTGACCGAGCTTCGAGTGCTTCTGTAAACCATGCTTTTCCATATGCTGTAGAGACGGGTTCCAGACAGCTCATGCGTGCGTTTATTCCGCGTTAACTTTGCCGAACAAGCGTGGCACCTAATGCTTTTGCCGATCATCAGCGCCGATTTACGAACCGTGTCCTCTCGGCCACAGTCACAGCGGCAGATGTACGTATACCCTCTGGAGTTGTCACGACCAGCTAGTCGCACGACAACTCTTTGACCAAATCTACGCCCGACCATCTGGTCGATCTCCACGCTCTGCATCCAAAGCCTCTCTTTCCATTGGGTGCTTTGGACTATAACCGAATTTGAGCAAATACCAGAGGTACATGACGTAAAACTTCACCACACCCATGCGCTGCGCCTGTTGCCAGTGCGCCTGCTCATGCCTGACGAGCGCCGCCTCGTTGATGCGCTCGGCCAGGATGAAGATGCCCCACGGCGGCAGCGTGATGCCGCCGTAGCCGAAGGTTCGCAGGAACCAGCGGAGGATTGGGGGCGCGGGGCGGGGGGTCATCATGCCGCGTGATAGGTCGCAGTTAATTGGCAGAAAACGCTGGTCAACGTCTGCGCGGGGATGTCACTGATGGAAGTGGCCCCTGTCGGAATCTGTGCAGTGAATCGCTTTGCAACGTCCCCAGACGCCATCATCGCTGTGCCGCCAACCGTAGAGTTGGAAGTGAACGGAAGGCCGGTGATGGTCGAGTAATCAACGCAAGCGCCGCCATTAAAGTTCAAGAACACAGTTACGGTGCGACCGACACGAATGTACTTCGCAGAACTAACGGTTGGCGCTGTTGACCACGAAGCGAATCCGGGAGTCCAGGTTCCTTCGTAGTAGGTTAGGTTGCGGTCGGTGACTGTTTGGCAACCAAATATCAAAAAGCCAGACAGAACGCTGTCTGACATGGCATTTTCCAGCTTGTTAACAACAGTCCGATTCATGCGGACATTGGATAAAACTCCCGTCCCACCTGTTTGCCAAATCACCGGCGTGTTTGGTTGATTTCCCGCACCCGCGTCCGGGAACAGGACGTTTGAAATCTCAAGGTATGTTGCAACCGCATTGATGCCTTGGCTGCATTTGGAATTTGGAATGTTGATCAGTGCAACGTCCGTCAGGCAAGCAATCTGATCAATTGTTACAGCGGCTGAAGACGGCGTGGTAGCGGCGTAAATACCTTCAACAGACAGTCCCTGCACCCGCGTGTATGCACCTGCAAAGTAGCAGCACCCATCTGCGGTCAGGTTGCGAAACTGGCTGGCAACGGCTGGCGCAAAGTAATACGCCCACGCGCCGTTATTGACGTTGGTGACTTCTAAGTCTTCATAGCTGTTGTATATGATCTCTTGAGCAGTTGTGGCGTACCACCCATAAGTGTCAACATTTCCAGACACTGTGATATTCCGGAACGTGCTCATGTAGATCACGCCAGTCATAGACACGCCTACGTTGACGTGCGTGATATACATTTCTTCAAATACGCAATTGCTGACCGCGCTGTTGGTCGCAGTGGTTTGAACACGCATGCCGATACCACGCGCCGCGCCGCCGTTGCAACGAATACCAAATCCACCGATTCTGGCACCAATAATGCTGGCGTTATTGCCGACATCGACAAGAAGCGCAACGGTTGACGCAGACGCCGTGTACAAAATCAGTTTAGACTGAAAACTACCCTCGCCTTGAAAGCAAATCTCATCCGTTATGGACAAGGTATTGGTGATTTTGTAATCGCCAGCAGGTAGCAAAACAGCGGCTTTTGAAGTCTGCGCGTAACTAATCGTCGCCTGAATCGCGGCAGTGTCGTCCGTCACACCATCACCAACAGCACCAAAGTCCTTGACGCTCACTGTCTCACGCATCTTCGCCTGCGCCGTGCGCGTGACTGCTCCAGTGCCGGCTTGGATGAACGTCACCAGATCAGCGCTCAGCCGCTCCGTAGCCCCCGGCGCCGAATACACCACGCTGCCGTTCTTGTTCTGCACCTGGATCGAGTAATCGCTGTTGACGTACAGCCTGGCCGGCGTGCCAGCGTTGACCGGATACCCGTTCAGCGTGCGCACAGGCTGGGCCGCAGTCACTGTGAGCGCCGCATCCCAATAGGCCGTGATCGGGTTCGTGATCGGGTTCTGGTTCGCCGTGCCGATCCAGATGTAGCCGTTCTCCAGCGGCTGGCCGTCCGTGTCGGTGAAGATGGGGTACGGGGGCTGGATGCTGAGAGCGGGCATGGGGGCTCCTAGAGGCGGTGTTACTGTGCGGGTTCGGGCTGTTCGGGTGCCATTGTGGCGGTGACGCCTGCGCGAGCGCCTTGTGTCTTGGCACCTTCAGACAAACCGTTGACGAGTCGCATGAGCTTTTTGCGCTCACTGGGCGGCAGTCCTTCAAGCAACTCCAGCATTGACTGGTTGGACAAGGTGGCCTGTCGAATGATGTCGAGGGTCTTCTCGTTGATGCGCTTCTCGACGTCCCGCAGCGCCAGATTGGCAGCAGTGACCACAGGATTGAACCAGTTGGGTAGGCGGCGACGCCAGTTGTTGGCGTCGATCAGTCGCACCAGTTCCTCGCGTCCACCCTTGGCCTTGTCTGCAATGACACCTTGCCGCTCGACGTAGGAGGCCACCTTGTTGAGCGTGGACATCTCCTTACCCATCTCCTTGAAGATGTCGAAGTTGCCTGTGCCGAAGACAGACTCGACAGCAGCGGTGTTGTTACCACGGACGAGTTTGACGTACTCTTCTGGAGAGTCCTTGAACATGCGGAACGCCTCAGCAGCCATCTGGCGCTTCTCAAGGTCTTTCGCACCCTTTGAGAAAGTGTCCAGATACTGCTTCCATTCAGTGCCGCCCGCGCGAACGATGGCATTGTCGATTTCTGGTCGAACGATGGCCAATACGTCGGCGGCAACCTTCTTGCTCACCTTCGGATCTTGACCGGCCATTAAGGTGTCGATGATCTCGTTGACGCCTTCTTTGCGGATGGTGTAGAGGTCACGCACATCCACTACGCCGTTATTCAGCGCGGCGGCAGAGCGAAGCTGTGAATCCAACTGACCCATCACTTGCTGGTGGATCTTGCTCATGCGCTTGCCTGGCGCGGTCATTGACGCCCGAATCGCGTCCGTCACGTTGTCGATGCTCAGCGGGCGCAGGCCGTAGTCTTCCAAACTGCCCATCTGCCGTTGAAGAAAATCACGCTCGGCGCGACGCTGACCAGCGAGGCGAGTGAAGATGTCTGCGGTTTCCTGTTGTTCAGTGGCTGATGCGGCAAGACGGTTGCGCAGGAATGTCGCAGAACGGTCAATCGGCTCACCAGCAACGATCATCTGATCCGGTCGCCGCAGAGGCCCTTGCGCTTGAGCAGCGAGGGTGTTGAGTCGTGCTGCCTCCGTTCCCGGCACAACCATCGACTGACCTTGCAACGGCTCGCCTATCACGGTGCCTCTGATCAAGCCGCCTTGTTGCGGCGCAGGTACGGGTGCAGGTTGCCCCTGCCGCAGCGCCGACACCATCGACTGCTGACGCTGTGCGATCTGTGGCTGCAGGCGAGCCATCGTCTGCGCTGCCTGATTGGCAGCAGCCATCTCGGTTTCACGCATTGGCGTGGTGAGTTGATTCAAGACAGACCGAGATTCGTCAATGGCGTTGCGGATTTCTGTCTCGTTGCCGCCGCGTGCCAAGCGTGCCAACTCAGCCAGTCGGTCCTCGCTCTGCTGACGCAAGATGACATCGGTTTCATCGAGTGATTTGCCAAGATCATTGAGCGACTGCCACGCCTTGCGGTCGATGTTGGCAGTGGCCTGAGACGGTAGGTCGCTGGGGTCAGCACCACGCAACGCGGAGCGGATGGCGTCGATTTCCCTACCGGCTGCGGCGCGAGCGATCTTGGTAGCCTGTCGTCCCTTGACATCAAGGGCACGGGTGGCCGATGCGCCGAACTTTTGGAGCGCTGCGGAGACGATGGGTGCGGCCACGCGGCCGGCAGTCTCGTAGGTAGCCCCGGTCAGCACATCCCGCGCACCACCGATCAGCGCCTCACCGGCCGTAGCAGGGCCTTGACGATAGCCAAGCGCGGTCTCCAGCAGATCAAGACCACCCTTGGCCAGTCCGTAGCCGAGGCCAGCGCCCGTCACACCACCCAGCGCAGTGCCAGGACCAGGTGCAAGCAGCGTGCCACCGCCGCCACCGACCACAGCACCACCGGCAGTACCAAGCGCCTCGACGGTCGGCCTTACGAATGTGATGGCCCGCTGAGTCAGCGGCACTTGCGCAGGTTGTGCAGGCGGTGCAACTTGACCAGGTGCAGCACCGGGGATCACACCGGGGGGTGTGGCGGGTTGCATGGCGCCGCCATACTGCGCCGCGAGTGCGGCCAAATCGACTGCCGGGGCAGGCGCGGGCGAAACAGCGCCACCAAACCGCTTAATCAGGTCATCAATCGTTGCCATTGTCGTCAGAGCCCTGCGGCCCGTTTGAACTGATCAGCAGCAGCCTGGTTCGGGAATGACACCGTTCGACCATCGGGCAGCGTTACTGATACAGCGCCTCCACCAGCGGGCGCAGGTGTCGGAGATGGTGCAGCGCCAACACCTTCCGCAGCCATTGATTCGGTCACAAATTGACCTTTGCGTGCCTTCATCAGTCGCACAATCTCAAGCGCGGCTTGCTTACGAATCTCGTTCGGAAGAGTGGCGTCAGCAAGTTGACCCGCAGCCTCCTTGTAAGAGCGCGTGTCTTTGTCCGACTGAGGCCCCTCAAACCGAGGCACCATCTTGAGCACCATGTCGGCAATTGGTTGCAGCCTGCCGATGGCAATTGCTCCAGGGGTGGCTTGACCAACGAACCCTGCTCCAACATCGATAGCGCGCCCAATGCCACTGCCGGTGGACTGATCAATTAGTCCACCGCGCTTCGCAACCTCTGTCAGTTCGATGATTGTGCGGTCAATGTCAACGGAAAGTTGCTTGCGCTGCGCGGTTGTTTTTTCAAACGTCGCGCTCGGTTTGCCGCGCACTGGCGCAGTGGGCGTAATGACCTCGCCAAACTTGTTGAGCAGTGTGACGTTGCCCGCAGCGTCTGTCTCTCGGAAAGCAACCACCTTTCGCGGATCGTCTTTTGCTTCACGCGGCGCAGGCGCTTCCCTAGTCGTCAGAATGTTGATCCGACCCTGAATCGCCCTGCGAGCGTCAGGTGTCAGATTCGGATCTTGCAACCGATTGACAAGTTCCTCAACTTCACCCGGAGTCGCTTTTGCGGGAGCAACAGGGGCTTGCTTGAATGTGCCGGTGTCAGGGTCATACACAGACGCTCCCTGCCCAACCACCATCGGCTTCCCAGGCTCTTTGGGGTACAGCGGCGCACCGGCACGGTCGAGGAAGTTGACCACGGCATCGGCGGATCGCTTGGCCTTCTCATCACCAGCACCGATGAAATCCATCATGCCGTGAATCATTCTTGCGGCGAGTAATGGATTCTTCTCAGCGATGCTTGCCGCGTCGTCATAAGCCTTCTTTTGAATGGGGTCTTGTTCGGCTTCGGATGACTCGCGCAACAACTTGATTCCGATTTCAGGATTCATCCTCAAAGCGTTGACGATGCTGCCAGACCGACGCAGACGAGTCTCCATTGCGGCGGCAGGCATCTGTTCAAGCTGCCGTCCAATGAACGCTCTGCTGGCCTCGCTGTTGGTCAGTTGAAGCAGCCGCAACTGCTGCTGCCTCGTCATCCCCTCAAACGGAACCGCTTGAAGTTGTTGTAACTCGGCCTCATTGGCAGCGGCTCGTTGTGCTACCTGCTGCTCCATTGCAAGTTTTTGCCGAAGCGCGTCAGTCTGTGCAGCCCGCTGCTCCCGCGCAGCTTCCAGCTCCTGCATCGAAGCACCCAGCTTCAGCCCCTGCAGCACCCCCGCAAACGGGTCTGCCTGGGGGATAACGTAGTTGAACGGTTGGACCATGGTGCTACCTCAAGGACCGGGCATGACCGCGTAGGACGGCAGGCCGCTGATTACACCGGGCTGGATCGGCGTGCCGCCGAACAGACTACCGAAAATGTCCTTTCCGGTCTGCAACTGATACCCGCCTAACATCCCCGGAATCTGAGCAAACTGACCAAACGCAGCGCCACGCCCCAGCGCCCCGCCGGCCTGGGCTGCGCCTTGCTGCTGCAGCAGGTTGCCCACGTTCACGCCAGTGTTCATACCTGCCGCGCCCACGCGAGCCGCAGACTGCTGGCCCAGCGATGTCAGGCCGCCGAGTCGGCTGTACTGCTGTTCCAGCGCCTGCTGGAGCATCTGAGGCCGGAACTGCGCCAGCGCGGCCTGCACGTTGCCCCCACGCAGCCCACCAGTGGCCGATGCGCGTTGCAGGATCGCCTCCTCACCCTGACGGGTCAGTGCCTGAAACAGCGGACTCTGCTCGATGCCAGAGATGGCCTGCTGCTGCGCCTCTGCGCCACCCAGGCCGATGAGGTTCTGCATGCCTGCGAGCGCCGGCTGACCAGCCTGGACATACGGTGCCAGCAGGCGCTGCATCTCGTCGAACTGCCGCCGCTGCTCCTCAATCCCCATCTCGGCGGCTTGCGTCTGTGCGCCTGCGGCCTTGCTGGCTGCACGGGACTGCGTGATCGATCCGAGGACGGAACTCCCGGCAATCGCGACTACGGGATTAGGCATCGCTGCCTCCTTTTTTGAACTCGGTCAGATAGTCGTCCAGCGTCTCGCCGTACATGCCCAGCACCTTGTGAGCCACCGATGCCGCCGCCACAGGGCCGTGGCACAGACGCACGGCGGCCAGCACCAGTTCGTAGTAGCCGGCCCGCCAGACGTAGGATTGAGCCGATGCGTTGCCTTCGCGCTCCACGCGGTCAGAGGCTTGCCACTTCAGCACCATCATGCCCACCAGAGGCACCAGTTCGGTCACATGGCGCGAGAAAAACGCGTTCTGCGGCATGGCCACCAAGACGTTCCAGATCGTCGCGTCCAGCGCCTCGCGCCTGACAGAATCGTCGTCGGCGTAGTCGTCGAACGTCTGGATGCTCTGCCACAGCATGAGTAGCCACTCCGCAGCGTCGGCGGGCAGCATCAGCGAGTCGAAATGCGTGCGCAGGCTGTAACTCATGGCGTCCTCAGAGGCTGCCGGAAGCCATGAACTCGGCGCGTGCATCATACCCGTCAGGTGATTTCGCGTCCAGACACCCGCAGCGTGAGCGCCGTGGCGTTGCTGGCGACGGTGGAGATGAACCCGCCCGACTCCAGCGCCTGGCCCACCAGTTCCTGGCACAAATAGGTCTCACGCGGCACCACGGTGCGGTCGTCAATGACGAGGTTCGAGTTACCAGCCGAGCCGCCCGAGGTGACGAGGTTCACGGAGAACGTGCGGTTCACCGTGTCGGTGTTCGTCACCGTGGCCTTGTCGATGATGGCCTTGGCGTTGGTGGCGGTGTACTGCGTGGTCTGCGTGGCCTCCAGTTGCTTGGAAGGGACGAGGACGCGGACTGTTACGGTCATTGGAACCCCTGGATGTTGTTGGACACGGTGACGATGATGGACGGGATGCCTGGATGTGGGGCAGCGGCAGGCACGGCCAGCAGTTCCACTGACAGGTCACTCACCGAAAACATGACCTCGACGTAATCGCCGGCTTTGAGGCTGAAAAAGTAGTTCAGGGCCGAGAAAATCTCGGCGTTGTTGCCCTGTATTCTGATCTGACTGGCAGAGTCAGTGACGTCCACACCATTCTTGCGAAACCAGATGTAGAACTCTGCGGTTCCGCCAGCGGTCTTGTCAAGCTGGACAGACAGTTGCAGGTTGTAAATGCCGTCCGTGTCCACGTTGATGCGCGTCTGCGGGGAACCGCTCAGGAACACGCCGGATGACAGGTCCGTGGTGTTCAGCGTTACCCCGGTGGCCGTGTTGATGGTCGTCGCGGTTTGCGTGGCGGTGCTGTAAAAAGACCCGTAGCGCGACCGTTTGAACTCACGCGGGGGTGGCGCAGTGGTCAGCAGTTCCAGCGCCGTGCGCATCTGCTCAACGGCGTCCAGCGCCTGCTGCGCCTTGGCCTCGGCTTGCAGCGCGGTGTCCTGCGCCAGTGTGGTCACAGCGTCCAGCGCCTCGGTGGCCTTCTGATCGGCAGTGCCCGCAGCGATGGCCAGATCCACCAGCGTGGTGGGCTCCAGTTCGCGCACGTTTGAGAACAGGCGCTCGAACTGCCGCACCTGTTCATGGTCTTGCAGGAACGACGCGAGTTGATCCCGCGTGAGGTTGAGTTTGGACGCGGCCATCAGTACGCCAGCGCCTCGATCTGCGCCTCCAGGCGGGCGAACGACAGGTGCGCCTGACTGTCACCCCGAAACCGCTGCATACGCCAGTGGCGCATGGATCCCTGCCGTAGCCACACCAGGCGTTTCGTGCGGTTGCCGATGGCCCCGGCGCGGATGTAGTGATCCTGCCCCCATGCCGAGCCATCGAGGGAGTAACTGGTGCTGATCTGCGGGTCCAGCCCCAGCGCCACGCGGCCCGTGAGCGCCACCAGTTCCAGTTCGTGGAACAGGGCGCCGCTGCCGGCGTTGTAGACGATGATCGTGCCGAACTCCCAGCGCACCGTCTGGCCCCAATGGTCGCTGCGCGTGTCCACGAAGTGCCCGATGGCCGATGACGACGGGTCACCGATACACCATTGGTTATAGGCCCAGACGAAGTTGCGCGCCCGGTACTGCGCGAAGCCCGTGAGCGTGGTGGTCAGGGTCGTCCAGATCGGCTGGTTCAGAGCCTGCGTGGCAGCGAGGTCGAACACCACCGTGCGGTCTGGAAGATGGACGTACAGAAGCTGGTGGTTCTTGTCGTTGCGGGCCTCCAGCTTCACCCGCGCCAGTTGCGACTCGGTATAGGTCAGCAATAGGCGGTCAATCTCGTCGGTGCTGATCTTCTGCGCCGTGGCATTGGCGGCCATGTAGATGCCGGGGGCCTCGTTGCGGCCGGAGCCTAGGAAGGCAATCATCTCGTTGAAGACGCAGCACGCAAACGTGCCGATGGCGCCCTTCTGGATCTGCGCACCGTCGATGCGCCCGAAAGGGAACAGATCGCCGCCCACGTTGTCGAACACCTCGATGGTGTGACGGTTCAGCGCGTACACCTCGTTGCGCAGCTTCAGCAGGGCCACCACCGGATCTGGGTCCACCTCGGATGAACCGTACTTCAGGGGGTTGACCTGCGTCGGGTCGCTCAGCTCGGTGACCACCAGGAACTCGCCGTCCGTGACCATGAAATAGCCGTCAACCCACACCACATCGACCAACACCGTGCCCAGGTCCGGGTCCGTCACCTGCGTGAGCGTGGCACCGTTCCAGTAGTAGAGCCGGCCGCCCGACACGACGGCCAGGCGGTCGAACGAGTAGTCGAACGCGACCAGCTCATCCACGGGGCCGCCCACATCGCCCAGCACGGTGACGGCGCCATTGCTGGCGATGCTCACCAGCTTGGTGCCCATGACGCGATAGAGCGTGTTGCGCCACTCGATGCCGCCCCGGTCAGTGCCTGGGCCGGTGCCATCGCTCACGATCCCGTCAGCCGGCCGCAGGTAGGCATCGCTGATGCCGCTGCCCTTGGGCGTGACAAAGAAATTGACCGGGTAGGCCGTGCGCAGGTCAGGGCCGTTGTCGGTGTAGATGCCGCTGACGATTGGGATTTGCATGTCAGCAGTTCCACGCCTTCAGGGCCAGCGCCTTGCGGGTAGGCTTGCCCTTCTCGTCCTTCATCGGCCCAGGCATCCCGCCCATGCGAGCGCAGAACGACTTGCGCCGTGCGGCGTCCTTCTCGGTTTTCGGGTTCGGCGCAGGGGGCTTCAGGTTCATGCCTTGGGCCTTGGCAGAGGCGCGTCCCTTGGCATTCAGGCCGCCCTTGGGGTTCTGGCCTTCCTTGCGCGTCCAGGCGGGTGTCTTAGACATCATGCCTCAAATCGTCACGTTGCCGCTGGGCATCGGCGCCGGCGCAGGGCCAGGAGCGGGGCCAGGAGCGGGGCCAGGATTAGGTGGCAACTGATAGTCAACCCACTGCGTTTCACTCTGGCTCCACTTCCACACATAGCCCTCGACCGGCGCGGGCTCCACAGGCCGCACCACCCATCCGGGCGGGCACCACCAGACCGTTTCCTCACCGGGTCCAGGCACAGGAGGCTCAGGCACCTCTACCCAGCCGGGTGTGCCGTCCGTCTGCGGCTTCGGGATCGACCCGTTTTTGCTGTAGAGCGTCATAGCGTCGGGAAGGCTGAGGTGGGTGCGGTGAAGTTGGCCGTGTAGCGGGCGTAACCGTTGGTGATGCGCAGGTCTTGGATGTAGCCAGTAAACGGCAAAGTCAAACTTGGCCCAGCTACGCCAATTAAAGGCGATACTGCGCTGTAAAAAACTGCGGCAGAGACGCCAGTTGCGGCAGTTCCTCCTACACCATTCACATAGGTTGTAAATGTGGTGCCATCTCTTACAACAGCAAAATGAGCCCAAGTGTTTGCCGTTATTGATGATGCAGGTCCGGTTTGGCCGTTGACAATATACGAAACCTGGTCGTCCGAATCATTGAAATAAACTTCAATGGTTCCACTTCGAGCATAAATTTGGACAGGAGTACCTATGCTAAATATGCACCGATATGTGGCATCAACACTTGCAACATTTATCCAGCCTTCAATCGTGAAAGAGCCTGTGCCAAAAGAAAGTTCAACCCTTCTTTGTATCGGAAACCAATCCCCCGTGCCATCGAAATACATCGATGTCGTGCCCCACTTCGCCTGCGTGGTGCTGACCTGCGCATTGCCCACGGTCTGACCATTGTTGATCGTGGCCGCGTCAAAGATGCCTGCGTTGGTGAAGTTCAACAACACCGTACCGCCCGTAATTGGAGACGCGGGGACAGAAATGCTTTCTGCCGTGCCTACCGTGTACTTCAGATTGGAGATGTAGCCGTTGAACGCGTTTGCGTTGGACCGATCCGCGCCGATGTTCAGCGCGTCTGTTTGGCTAAAATCTGTGCTGCTGGTGCCTGTGGCGCTGTCCACCGCGTTAATATACAGCTTTAGCCCGTTGGCCCCCGTGCCGGTTCTGACGACGGCCACATGCGCCCACGTTGACGCCGGGATGGTGGTGGTGGTGTCAATGTTGGTTGTCGTGTCTGTAAATCGCAGCACGTTTGTCGAAGTGATCTGCAACACCCATCCTGTAGACGCCCCGCCCTTGGCCGCAATAGTGTGCGTGGCTCCTGCTGCGCCTCGGTAGACCCATCCTTGAATGGTAAAAGTGCCCGTGCCAAAGCGAATGGTGGCCGAGTCCGCAATGCTCAGGTAATCCCCCGTCCCATCAAAATACCCACTACCACCATACGAGGCCGTGCTGTAAGACGCTGGCGGGTTGAACGGCGCAAACTTGCTGATGCGCGTGTCACCATTGCGCGTGATGGCAAAGGCGTTGGTGCTGTTGTCTTTGAAGCGGTTGTCCTGCAAGCACAGCAGGGAGGTGTTGGTGATGGCCGTCAGCGGGGTGGTGGGGGGCGTGAAGGCTGCGGTGTAGACGGCGGTGCCTTTGACAACGCGGAGGTTGGAAAGGTAGCCAAATACATCGTAAGTGCTGAATGAAATTAAACCGCCAATTGAAGGCGTTGTGGAGACAGTCCAGTTATTACTGTCTGTACCAGTGCCTTCAAGTACGCCATTAACATAAATTTTTGTGTCGTTTGAGCTAGTGCTTGAACGTACCACTGCCACATGATTCCAAGCATTTAGCACAATGCACGCGTTTGTTGTTGCGAATACCTCACCGGCTCCATATCTGTTTACGTATACTTTTCTTGCGCCAATAGGATTTGATGATCCAGCAATAAACAGCCCAATACCATTAGTTGCATTTCCAGATTCAAAAATTACCGCAGCGTCAGTATCAAGCGCTGTCAAATAAACCCAACTTTCTATTGTGTACGCGCCTGTGCCAAATTGAAAAGCCGCGTTATTAGGCGCGGTCAGGCGGTCATCAGTACCATCAAAATACCCGCTCCAGTACCCGCTGGGCATGTACGGATTGAAAGACCCCTGCGTGGTGTCGCCGTTGCGGGTGATACTGAAGTTGTTGGTGCTGCTGTCGAGGAACGTGTTGTTCTGAGCGCCGTTCGTTGCGCTGGTGTTCAGCAGCAGGGTGACATAGCGGAAAAACGCGTCCCTTACGCGCCCCGCCAAACTGGCAATAACGCCGTGCAGTACGCCGCTCATTTAAGTGAGCCCGTTCCCGCTGATAATCCAGCTTGTGCTGGTGACCTTGATGGCCGTAGCCACACCGTAAGCCGCCAGCGTTCTGCTTCCCGTCGTTCCAGTACCAGCCAAGTACATCGTGTCCGTGGTGATGGCAATCGTCACGGTATTGATCATGTTGATGAACGTAACCGCCGTGCCCACAGGGTACGCCACCGAACCGTTTGCGGGAATCGTAAAGGTCCGAGCGTTGTTGTCCGAGATCGGGTGGACGATGCTCTTTCCAGAGTCAGACAAAACAAGCGTGTAAGCCGCGCTTTGAGCGTTCTGCGGCAGGCTGATAACGTTGTTAAGGTTTACGCCCAGCGCAGTTTCAACAGCGTTTACCGCGTCTGCAAGGTCGTTATGGTGCGGCGCGTGATTGTCAAGACTGACTGTTGAGTTGGTCTTGTTTGCTGCAATGTTGTCAAGTGCGCCGGGGAAACTGCTTGCCATACCCCCTCCTTACGCAATCCGAATGATGGCGTTCGTCGCGTCGTTGACAGGGAACTGGATGGTAAACGTGCCACCAGTAGAGGTCTTGTCTGATCCAAAGTCCAAAACAGCGACCGCCTTGTCGGATTTGCTGGAGTTGTAGATCAGCGCCCCTCGGGCCGTGATGGTCGCCGTTGACCAAGACGTATCTGAAAAGTCCACAAACGCCGTGGTGCCTGTTAGCGTCACCGTAGCGCCGGTTAGCGTGTTTCCCCCTGCGGTATAGCCAGTACCCGTAACCTCATTGGAGGTCGTGTACACCGTGGTTGAAGCATCCAAAGACGCCGCTGACGTATACAGCGCAATCTTGAACGTGTCGGTATCCATGTCGTGTTCAGCCAGCAAAATTTGCTGCTTAAACGAACTGCACATTCCTTGGGTAATAGCCATTTCTTACTCCTTAAACCACTTTTGTCCGGACTTGGCCGCTGCGATAAGCGTCCTGTCGCTGCTTGCCATCACCAAGGTTCTTCAACAGAACCAGCGACTGGGCGTATTCCTTGTCCATCATCTGGACAATATCTTGCTCTTGCTTCATGAACCGGGCGGCTTCGACCATCACCGCGTTGAACAGCGCGGAGTCAAAATTGTCACCCAGCCAAGACGTACCCGCAGTCACGATGCTCACCGGGTAGTAGAAGTAGTGCAGTTCTGCCGTCAACCCAGCAGAGGGAGTAGGACCGAGGATGAAGGTCAACTCCGTTAAATTTGACGAGTCAGGGCCGAACAGGGCGTAGTACTTCGGAGTGCCTGTCGTGCTGGGGTTTGGGAACGCCGAGCGGATGAAGTTCACATCCTTGTTCAGCAGGTACTCGTAGTTTCCCAGAGCATCAATGACTGCGATGCTGAAGACAGACAGGAAATCTGTCGGTGCCGAGAGGTACTGATTCCCGCTGGTCAGCGTGCCCGTGACGTTCTTGCGCAGCGCAGGAAGCTGCACCGAGTTGTAGATGCGCTGTTCTGCCAACTGCGTGAGCGTGGCAAAGTCTGTCGCTGAGAACGTGTTCTCAGTGGCATCCTCAACAGCGGTCTTCAACTCGGTGTAGTTCATGGTTTACGCCATCGGCCCGCGAGACATGAAGCCCCGCGTAGCAGCACCGGACCCGCGCTGCTTGATGCCCGTGGTCTTCGGACCCGGAGCGGACTCCTTGGAGATGTTGCCCATCACCACGCACAGGTCACGCGGGTTGACCGGGCCTTGCGGGTATGCCTGCTTGGCAGGGGGGAGTTGCTTGATCTTGCCCATGTTTCACCCCGTCTTCTGGTTCATGGCGCGGGACATATTCTTGCCCAGGCGCATACGATCCTCAGAGGTGGGACCGCCCTTCTTGAAGGCTTTCCCGCCCTTGGCGAGCTTGGTCATCGGCTTGCCACCTTCTTGCTTGGCAACCGTGCGCATTG